CATCGCGGCGTGCCATTCGGGCAGCGTGCCGAGCACATGGGTGGTGGGCAACAGCAAGACGATGACCATCAATGGCGCGAGCTATCAGGTAGACATCATAGGCAAGAACCACGACACCTACGCATCCGGCGGGAAGGCACCGCTGACCTTCCAGCTGCACGACTGCTACGGCGAGACCAAGAACATGAACAGCTCCAACACCAACAACGGCGGCTGGACGAGCTGCGCCATGCGAAGCACACACCTGCCTGCCATTCTGGCGCTGATGCCGACGGAGGTACAGAACGGCATCCGGGAGGTGAACAAGCTGACCTCGGCGGGCAGCCAGAGCGCCACCATCAACACCACGGCGGACAAGCTGTTTCTGCTGAGCGAGATCGAGATTTTCGGCAGCATCAGCTATTCCAAGAGCGGCGAGGGCACGCAGTATGACTACTACAAGGCGGGCAACAGCAAGGTGAAGAAGTTCAGCGGCAGCGCGCACTACTGGTGGGAGCGCTCTCCGTATGGCAGCGACTCCACGTTTTTCTGCGATGTCCGCAGCAACGGCTCCGCCAACTACTTCGGCGCGAGCAGTGCGTTTGGCGTGGCCTTCGGCTTCTGCTTTTAATCCAGCATCTGAGGAAATCCCGCAGCCTGTGTGCTGCGGGATGGAAGGGAGAGAACCATGTCGGTCTACAAATCAAAACGAGGCGAGAGCAGCGTGCAGTTCATCGAAACGGCAAGACAGCTGGAGGCACACACCTTTGCGTGCTGCATGAAGGCACCGAAGCGGTACGAGCGGTTTCTGACGGGACGCATCATGGAGCTGAGCAGCGAGGTGCATGACCGGGTACGGGCGGCAAACAACATCTGGCCGACGAACCGGCACGAGGCGCAGCTGCGCAGGGACGAGCTGATGCGAGCGAACAACGCGCTGCAGAACCTCAGCCCAAAGCTGCAGCTGCTGTATGACAGCATTTTGCAGAACCCGGAGGGCTACGGGTGGATTCACAAGGCGATGCAGCGCTGGGGCGACCTCATCTGCGAGGAAGCGAAGCTCATCGCGGCGGTGAAGAAGAACGACCGGCAGCGGTACAAAGACCTTCCGGAATGAAGAACATGGGTCAAGCTCTGTATTTGTTGCACTTGCGGCAGCGCGAACAACTGGTGGGAGCGCTCTCCGAATGGCAGCAACTCCACGAATTTCTGCAATGTCAACAGCAACGGCAACGCCAACTACAACAACGCGAGCAATGCGAATGGCGTGGCCTTCGGATTCTGCAAGAGATGGGTCAGGACAGTAACCGGCAGCGGCGAAGCAGCACCCTTGCAGAAGGAGAGCTTGTTCCCGGCATAGCCAAAACAATCCTCTGATGCAGTCAGCCGGACGCTGCTTGCATGGCGGGCGAATGTGCGGACAGCCCGTTCCATGGCTGGTACTGCCACGCGGATAGAACACGCACCCAAGAACAATTCCGTACAGGGGATGCCCTAACGGGCGGGGAGAATTATGACGAGTGAAGAGAGACACGAGGCACGGTACAGGCGACGGCACGCGGAACGCCAGAGGCGAAGAGATGCACGCAGCGAGGCGTGCGGGAGCTTTGAGCAGGTGTTCAGCTACGAGCACCTGTACCGGGCGGGACGGGAATGCTGCAAGGGCGTGGGTTGGAAATGCTCCACGCAGCGGTATCTCGGCAACTTTACCGCCAACATCGCCCGGACGCACCGGGAGCTGATGGACGGCACATGGAAGACCAAGGGATTTTTCGCCTTCGACCTGATGGAACGGGGAAAGCTGCGGCACATCCGCAGCGTGCACATTGCGGAGCGGGTGGTGCAGCGCTGCCTGTGCGACAACGCGCTGGTGCCGCTGTTTTCGGCAGCATTCGTTTACGACAACGCGGCGAGCCTGAAGGGCAAGGGCATCGACTTTGCCATGGATAGGCTGACCTGCCACCTGCAGCGGTACTACCGAAAGCACGGGACGGACGGCTGGGCGCTGGTATTCGACTTTTCGGACTACTTCAACTCCGCGCCGCACGCGCCGATCTACGCAGAGAGCGAGCGGCGCATCCGGGACGAGCGGGTGCAAAAGCTGGCGTGCGGTCTGATGGAGGACTTTGGCGAGCGGGGCTTCGGCCTCGGCAGTCAGGTGAGCCAGATCGACGCACTGATGCTGCCAAACCGGCTTGACCACTTCATCAAGGAGCAACTGCACATCGATGGCTACGGCAGATATATGGACGACGGCTATCTCATCCACGAGAGCCGGGACTACCTGCAGGAATGCCTGAAGCAAATCCGGGAGGTATGCGCAGACCTCGGCATCCGGATGAACGAGAAGAAGACGCGCATTGTAAAGCTGCAGGAGCTGCATTTCCTGAAGACGAGATTCTATCTGACGGAGACGGGGAAGGTGCGGCGGAAGATGTGCCGCAAAAGCGCAAGGCGGATGCGGCGGAAGCTGAAGACCTTCCGGCGATGGATGGCGGAAGGCAGAATGACAGAGGAAGACATCCACACGGCATTCGAGAGCTGGCGCGGCCATATGCGGCGGGGCAACAGCTACCGGGTGCTGCGGCGGATGGACAGGTTCTACAAACGACTGATGGAAAAAGGAGCGTGAAAGCATGTACGAGATCAGAAAGGACGGCGGCGTGATCGCGCTGACAGAGAAGCCGAACTACATCCGCAGGCACGCGGACGGCTTCTACATCCTCTGCGAAGAGGAGGGCGCACAGGGCGTGGCAGTGGACGGCACGGTATACCGCCTGATGGGGCACACGGGGCTTGATGAACTGGAGGAAGTGCAGCTCATTGAGAAGGACACCGGCACGGTTTTGCAGAGCAGCAGCGAGGCGGTGGGCATCGCCTTTGTCACCATGACAGAGAGGGGGGACATCGACGGCGTGACGGCGGGAGAGCACGCGGAGCTGTTCAGCCCGTGGGCGTACCCGGTGGCCTACACCGCAGGACAGATCAGGGAACGCAGCGGAAAGCTCTACAAATGCCTGCAGGCGCACACCTC